AACATTGGTGGTTGATTAACTTTTGTTTTAAGTTGTCCTACTTTCCAACTAGTCCCGTCATAGTAATAATGTTTACCTGCATTGCTTGTACCTTTTTTAACAAGTACAACTTCGTTTGTTTGAGGAGTTGCATCAGTATCTTCAATTAGTGCAATTTGTGGTACTGTGCTGTTATGTTTGATAAACTTAACTTTATAAATTTTTCCTGTTGCTCTAATATCTTTCTCGGCAGTAAACAAAATACGCATGCCGTCTGTAATATCAACGCCGTCGATATTAAATCCTACTGATCCTTCAACTGTTGAAAATATATCTTTAGTTACGGTATCAATTAAATCAACATCATTTTTCTTTTCTGTACCAAAGTTAAAAAGTTTTAAGCCTGAAACAAATTCAATAATTGGACGCTTGGCTCGTTGTGCTTGATCAATGTTTACTGTTTGTCCATTTATTTCTGCACTTTTTTCAATAACAGATTTATGGTACCATTTATTATTTCTAGACCAAGCATTTTTATCTGGTGAATTTCTATTTACAACAATGTAATCTTTTGTAGCACTATATGAAGCCGCATTTCCAAATGGTAGGCTATCAAAATTATCACCGTCAAACTCAATTGGTTTGTCTACAGCATATGATAAAGCAATAACTAATTCATCAGTATTAACTAAATTAATTTGTGTGCCTACTCCTTCTACAATCCAATTACCTGTAGCATATTTTTCTGGAGTAACTTGTCCAACAAAATTTAACTTCATACCGTTAAGTAATTCTACACCTTTAGAAGTTGTATATTGTTTTTGTCCTAGTATTTCTGATTCAACATCGATAGCCGTTGCTTCGTCAACTTCTGCTATTCTAATAATGCCGCCTGAATTAATATTATTACTGTTTTGATAATATAATCTTGTAGGAGCATTAAGTGGTACAGTAAAAGTAACAGTTCCACTTTCAATATTTGCGTTTGTAATTCCTGTTGTGTAAATTGTATTTGCATCTAAACTACGTTCAGTACGTATCGAAAATGGCATATCTGTTGCACTAACATCAAACGTGTAAGTTTGCCCTTTATATAATTCTATTGTAGGGTTCTGTGTAAGGTCTCCGTTAATAACATATGCTAAATTATTTCCGTTGTCAATACTTGTAACAGTATATGTGCGTGTTACTTCTGTACTTTGTCCTGCAACGTTAATTGCTATAGGACCATTTGGCATCCAATAATATTCTCTAAAATTTGTAAGTTTATCCCAATCAATGCTAGGGTTCCATGAATAATATTCTGCACCGTTAAGTAAGTCATGATTTTCTACATTACCACCAAACGATTTAATTTGATTAACATAATCATTGTAGTCTTTATAAAATGTTACATTATCATATAAATCTTTAGAAATTACAGCCGGCTCTAGTTGATATGCTTCTCTAGACACCGAAACATCACCAATGTAGTTGTCATTGTTTCTATAAGATTTAGCAGTACGTCTACCGTAATAACCGTTTAATTTTTGTGCAGTTCCTGGTTGTAAAACTTGATCAAGTGTTGCATCTAAGAACTTATTGTTTTTAGTAGTACGGAAATACTTAGGTAGTAAAGTACTAGACTTAAAAGGACCTTTGTTGCCATCTACCGGTAATGGACTTTCGTTTTGATTATCTTCATAAGCCATTAGTAACCATATCCCCCGCCGCTTGATCCGCTTGATCCGCTTGATCCGCTTGATCCTGAATTACTACTGCTACTTGAACTAACTGAACCTGCTTGCGATGCAGAACTTGTAACACCAGTACTAAGTGTTTCTTGACTTGATGTAATAACATTACCTGTTGCTCTCAATCTACTTGCTGTAATAGCATCTATAATTTCAACATTTTCAACTGTTGCTGAACTAATAAAAATTTCATTTGACTCTGATTTTATTTCATACAAACTACCAAATGATTGACTTTGTTCATTTGGAACAATTACAATACTTACAATATCAGGAGTCATTTGATTCATAATATAAGTTGACAATTCACTGAAGTAAAAACTTTCACCAAATTCCCAATTATCTAAGTTAAAGTAAACATTAATTGCTTCAATTATTCTTGATTTAATATCGTTATTATTAGTAACTACATCAGGATTAGTTACTACTTTAAATGTTGCTTGCAAACTAGTCTCCGCCGATGCACCAAACAAGGGTTTGTATTTCACTGGGTGATAAATTATTTCATCACTAATAGATTTAATCTTATCTAACTCTGCACCGTATGTACGATACATTTCATCACTACTAGGCGGTAGTGGTTCGGTAAGTCTGTCACCTGATAAAAATTGTCTATAAGCAATATCGTATGTTCGTGTTAACAAATACGAATCCATAATATTACTTGCGGCTGGATCGATTCTTTGATTATAGTCTGCGCTATGCAAATATCTAAATTTAATTCCTGAGCGTCCAGTATAACCTCTATAGTCTTTAGTTATTTCTAAATTTTTCTTTGTACTATCTAATTTATAGAACAGTTCTGTATCCATAGTAAAGAATACTTGTCCTGCTGTATATGCAGAGTATGCTCCAACTGCTCCTATATTTGCTTTTACTTGAATTCCTTCAACTGTATTGTCTACAAATCTGTAATCTTCAACACCGTCGCTTGTAGTATATTTCTTTTGGAAGATATATTTTGTTTCAGGATTAACAGTTTCTGCAACAATGTCAATAAATGCCTGTGGATTATCTATAACACCGTCATCGTCTATATCAAAGAAACTTACTTCGATGCGCTTACTATCAACATATCCTTCTGCATCTCGATATTCTTTAACAATTTCCCAATTATAATTTATTGTAAAAGGATTAGATACATCTGGTTTATTATTAATATTTAAAACTTCGATTTTGTCTTTAATAATTTTACCAGTTTTATTGTCATAAATTTTATCTGTGCTATCGTAATAGAATTTAATTTCTTTGTCACTTTCAAAAACATATCTCATTGTTCTGTAAGTAATATCATATCGTTCACCGTCAGTTTTAAAATACAGAATCCAACTTGCATCTAAGTTTTGGTTACTTGAATCTCCAGTTTTACCTGTGCTAAAATTATTTACACTATCAATATTTGCTTCTGTAATAATTCTCCATTGGCGTGTTTCTACGTCATAACGTAATCCAAAAGTATTTGTTGCAAACGCTTGATCAACAATTTGGGTTTTAACAGCATCTGTAATTACATTAGCAAGTTTTGGTCTTACTTCTGCTAGTACAGCATTTGTTGGAATTAAATCATTTAATACAATTGGTCCTAGTCCTGTTGAACCAACTGTTGTACCATCACCACTTACACTAATAACTTTTACCCAAAGGTAATCAACAGCACCAGGATGATCTGCTGGACCACTCATTAGCGTGTTCTTATTAGTTGTCATAAAGTGGAAACCCGTAGGAGCAGTAAATTTCAATAATGTGCCTGCTTCAACAAATCTTAGGTTATTTGCTGTAAATGTACCAACTTTAAATTTAGTATTGTTATCATCATTAATATAACCTGTACTTCTATTTGTATCTTGAGTAGAACTTGTCCACTTAACTCCTAAATCTGATGCAAGAATTTTTGTAAAGTTTTCTAAGTAATAATTGTATACTTTTTTATCACGTACAATCGGTTCAATAGTGTTTGTAATTGCTTGTTCAATATCTGTTGTAGTTACAAAGTTAAAACTTGTTTTCAAGTTTGATGTCTGTTTATAAATTACGCCGTCGTTACCAAATAAGTTTGTACTAGAGTATTTTCCTGTTGAATCGATTAAATCAAAATATCTACTAATACCACTAGCGTTTCTATTAACTGTTTTTACTTTTACAATTTCTTGACTTACTCCTAAAGGAGCAACATTATAATCTTCAGCAGTTACCATTCTATTTTGTGTATAAAATGTTGACGGAGCATTTGCTTTAATGCTTTCGTTACTTTCACTTAATGCACTATTAGATATTGTATATTTTAATTGTAATGTTAAGTTTAGTGTTTCGGGAACACCAAATTCACTCAAGTAAGGTATTTGTATTTGTATACCTTGCATTTCGCTTGGCTTAATTGTGTAGCGTTTATTTGCACTTGTACGATATACAACTTTAAATCTACCTTGTGGTAAATTACCAAAAACACCATCACTAAAAACTAAACTAATTCTATCTTGTACTCTTGTAAGCACTGAATATAAGTTTCTAATATTTTTATTTAGACTATTGTAAATTACATTATTACCTTCAACTGAACTTACTTTTGTCCAAAATTCGGTTTCACGTCCTTGCTCGTCTAATTTAAACAACCAAATATCTTTATTATTAATATCAGTTGCATCAATGTCAACTTTTTGATTTGCACTTGGATTGTTTACTGTAAATTGACCGTCATCTAATGCACCCTGTTTAAACGATGTAAAAAATCCTGTGTTCGTACTAGCAGGACCTTGCCCATCATTTTTATAAAGACATGCAAAACTATTACCAACTAATGGAATTTCTTCTTCAAGTGCATTTTCGACAATATCACTACTTACAACTTCAAATGGTAAACTCTGTCCTTCAATAGTTTTTGTAAATGAATATTTAGGAATGTCAGTATTAATAGCATTGAATCTATATTGTTCATGCGGTATACCGTTTATTGTTGCTTTCTTAGTAGGCTTACCAAATACACCATTGCTTGGTAATGCGGCATTCATTACTTTTATAAATTGTTCATACCAGTTTGAGTTACTAGGGTCGTTCCAAGTAATTTGTTGTCCTGATAAATTGAAACTATTCGAATCAACAATGTCTTGCGAAGTAGATACTGATGTAATTTTTAATAATCCTTCTGCGGCTTGATTACGCTTTGGATTATAAGAGAGTAAACGTGCTAAACGTAAGACCGACTCTCTACGTTCTGCTAATTCTAAGAAATTTTCACGTGCATTTAAGTCAATACGGAATGATATATTTTGACCTAAAAATGCAATAAGATCTATTAGTGCTAGATATTCACTTGATTCAATGTAATCATTAAAATCCTCAGGATAATTAGTCCTTAGGTAGTTAATCATTGTTCTGCGTAAATTGTCGAAATCGTAACTCTGGAAATCAGCATTACGATAAGACTGGTATATACGCTTCCAATCTTCTGCAACTAGCAGTCTATTTTGTCGGTCGGTAGATGACATATCACATTCCTTATTTGTTACATGTATTTATTACTATTAGATAAGTGCGTATTTTATTTATACAGTATCAATTAGGCTGTTAGACCGGCTGACTCATCAAAGTCTAATCTAAGTTTTTCTGATATATTATATGGCAAATATGTAAGTTCCATTTCAATTTGAATGCCACTTTCATAACTTGTTACTCTAATATTTTCTGCTTGTACACGAGGATCATAATTACAAATAGTTGTAACATTTGCGGCTATTGCTTCTTTAAGATCATCAGTAAATGGCTCAAATAATGCGTCCCAAATAATAGTGCCAAATTTAGGATTGTGTAGTTTTTCACCTTGACGTATATGAAAATGATTGAGTAAATCTTGTTTAATTAATGCAAGATCAAATAGTGTACTAGAAGTGTTTTCCGGATTAACTGTAGATAACCCTCTATAGGCCCTGCTTGTAACAACAGGTTTCTTCTGTTGAGTTGTTGGTTTAACAGCAATTCTGTCGTATAAATTTTTTTCTAAAGTACTCATAACAATATTTATGCTCCCACGTTAACTGCTGATGCTCCACTGGTTATTTTTCCAGCATCACATGCATCGTTAACTCTACCTACTAAAATACCACAAACTTTTACTACTGCACTACTACCTTTTATAACTTCTACATGACTAGGACATAAAGGCGGATTGTGTGTATGCGACACTGTTGGATCACCTAATCTGGCAACATATTGCCCTTGTACTTTTACAAATGTTTGTCCAGGAGCATCTAGTGTAGTTGTACTTGTACAACCGTGTCCCGTGTCTAATGTATCTGTTTGTCTTGCTATTAATGGCATTATACTGTTGAATCCGTTCCTGCTGTTGCTGGAGCAGTTCCGTCAACTGCTACATCATACTTAGTAGGCAAACTCCAATTACGTTTTATACTTTTTACATATTGACTGTTACTATTAAATTTGTAGTTAGAAATTTTTGCATTGTTTCCTTGATTTCCGCCTAATACTTTTATAACACCGTTTGATGTAATTTCTTGTATAAATCCAATATGGCCTCCTGAACGTTTTTTTGATTTAAAAATTATAACGTCCCATTTTCGAATATTTGTTGTATCACGCCAATCAACTTCACTTCCCCAATTATACCATCCTTGGCTACTCATTGTTTGAAGTGTAGGAATACCTGCTGTGTATAGTGCCCAACTTACAAATGCCGCACACCAAGCATATGCCATAGAACTACTATCCCTTGTATAACTATTACCGCATACTTTGTAACATTCTAAAATTCTTGGATTACCTTCTCTACCACGTTCTCTCCAATCTTGGGTAAGAACGTTAGTAAGTACTGCATCTAATTTTTCCCAGCCCGGTCCTTCAGGTAAAGGTCCTGGTGAAATTTTAGGATCTAAAGGAGGTAAATTACTAGTGTTAACATATCCACCATTGCCGTTAGATTGTCCTGGTCCGGATCTAGGATAGTCGCCTTCTAAATCAAATTGTCCCTCAGGGAATCTATTTGATTCTATAGTTTCGTTCCATTCCGAATTATCAGCAATTTCTGTTGGATTTACTGTTGGTGTTAGAGGAATAATTATTTGTCCCATTATACTATGTTCCTTGGATCGTTTTGATCAATGCCTGCTACAACGTTTCTTCTATCTGGATTTCTAATCCAGTCTGGATCATACTTGCCATTAGTTAAAAGTTTTGCTTGTAAGTAACCTTGATCTTTAGGAAATCCTAATTCATATCCTCGTTCGGTTCCTGCAATAGCAAACCTAAAGTTACCAAGAGTTCCTCTACCAAAATCTTTATAACGTTCTTTTAAATATGCCGCTGTAACTGCAACTGACTTTGCAACGTCTGTAATTAATATTGTTGGATCTGCTACAATTTCAACACCAAACGGATTATAATCAGTTACTAATTCTTGTTTAACAAGTCCTGCCGCTTTTCCGTAGCGTTGATAATTTGCTTTACCTGTTAATTGAATTAATCCACGACCGATAAATTTACCGCCATCACCTGCTGTTGTGTTACCCATTCCCGGACCAATTTTACTTGTATAACCATAAACAAGTTCAAAGAAAGTTGCTTTATCTTTTTTAATTTCTGTAAGTTCTGCATCACTAACTGTTCTAGCATTACTAAAGATTGAACGTATACGCTCGTTGCTAGTTCCGCTGTAACTGTTTTCTGTTGACAGTTTTAATCCTGACTCTGTTTCTGCTGTTGCAATAGCCGCATAAACTTGTTCTTCTGTAAATCCTTCAGTAAACAATGCTTTCGCAAATAATCTCGATAGTTCTTGTTTTGTAGTTTTTACTGCTGGAGGATCAGGTTGAATTGTTGCCGCCGCAATAGGATCAAATCTTGCACTACCTTCTGGTGCACCGCTTGTATTATAAGCATTAGGCTGACTACCACTTCCTACTACATAGCCTCCTGGAGTTCTGTTAAATGTATCCGGTGTACTTGGTGGATATGTTTCTGGTGGATCAACTCCTGCTCTTGTTAAATCAGGTGTGTATTTTAATGGATCATAATGTTCATGTTCAAACCAAGGTTCGTGTTGTGGTACACGACTTGCTTTAAGTGCAATTTCTGGTGGTGTAGGATCTACAATAAACGGCGCTGGCGGTATAACTGCTTCAGTTGGTACTGTAGGTGCAACTGGTGCTGTTCCTTGTATATCAATATTGTTGCCTTCGCTGTAGATTTTTAATGCGCCGCCAGTAGCCAAGCCACCTTCTGCATCAGTTCTTATACGCAAATTACCAACTGCTTTTAAATCTAATACATTTCCAGATTGCATTGTAGTTTTCAATTTACTTGTTTGATGTATTTCTGCGCCGGCACTTATATAACTACTACCTAATGCTTTCATATGATAGTTACCATCAGTTGTAATTTTTACTTCATTATGTCCTTCAATACCAATACCGGTTGTACTACCAATTGAAAGTTGATCACCTGATGAAATGTTTTGTTTTTCTACTGCAACCATCATACCGTTTTGATTTGCATATAAAATTAAATCTTCATTAGTATTAATATTAATATCTTTTCCACTATTCAAACTAAACTGTGTACCTGTAATCATACTAGTGCTATCATGCGAACTTGTTCTAATTTTGTTAGCAACTATGTTAACATTTTGTCCAGCGGTTAAGTTAATATCTCTATCTGCTGTAAAGTTTAAATCTTGTTGTGAATGTACACTTATACTATCTGTACCGTAAATATCAATTTTACCGTTGCTGGTCATTTCGATCCAACTAGTACCTCTAGAATTTGCAATGTAAATTAGATCTTCGGAATTATGCATCAATATTTGATGCCCTGTTCGTGTACGCATACGGAATAATTCGTTATGAGGTCTAGTAACATCGCCACCTTCTTCTTGTGCTTCAATGTTAGCATACTCCATCGGAGTATCTTTAGGATGACCTTTTCTTAAAAATTTGTCATCTCCGTCGTCCATTACAAAACTAGAACCACCTAATCTACTTTTTGGGTAATTTAATTTATTTCCTTTAAATCCTATTTCTGCTTTAGGTGCGCCTTCACGTTTATCTAATGGTCCAGGAGTGCTCCAGCCAAAGACTGCACTAGGCAATTCTCGTCTTGCACTAGAACTTGTAAGTCCTCTAGTTTCATCATCACTTAAACCAGAAACAATATAATTTTTTAATAAATCTAAATGTGTAGGCTTTCTATGCGTAGTTGGTTCTGTGGTTGGATCTGTAGTTGTAAGTTTATTGTATTCTACAGCAGGTGCTTTTTTATTAAAGTCTTTAAGTAATGACGTTGAAGCATAGCCTGGTGTCATAAAGTTCATAAATTCGTCTTGTACACACCCAATCCAATAACACTTACTTGTGTTTCCTTCCACAAAAATAACAAGTACCCGTACACCCACATCTGGTGGTACAGCCCATATACCATAACTTTGTTGACTGTTTCTATAACCTTCATTTTTAGTATTTCCGCTTACAGGTGTTACTCCATAAAACGGACTTAGGTACATTGCTTCAAAAACTTGTCCTGAACGTTCTGGCTGATTACCCGAACCTGTTGATTTTAACAACTCAACTTGTAGTGTACCCATATATTTGGTGTCTAAGTTGTTTACAACTATTGCTTCGAACGGACCAGTTTGACTAGTGCTTTTAGGACTGGATCTACGTATGTCTTCATATGCCATTTTATGTTGGTCCTATATTTTTTAAATCTCTATTCAACTTTGCTAATTTAGTTGCATTTGCCGTCGCTACTGCTTCTAAATTATTTGGAATAGTCATATTTACTGTTGGTGCTGTATTAGCAATTTTTTGTAAGCCGGATATGTTTCCTACTGTGTTTGTTACTGTTGTTCCAAATTTTCCTAAAACATCACTCCCACTTAAATTTACCTGACTTAGTGTTTCTGAGGCGAAGGTTGTGGCGGCATTTTTTAAATTATTAAATTCTGATCCAATTTTTCCTAGGTCTGCAATACCAATTTGTTCTTGTATGGTTTTTAACGAAGCACCTATTCTACCAAATGCATCTAATGCTGGTAAACCTAACGACTGTGCTTGCTGTGAAACAAGTTCATTTAAACCTTCGTATCCAGGCAATAATAATTCAACTTCTTTTTTATATGCTTGCAAGTTTTCAGTAGCACCTGTTGTGATTGCCGCATCAGAAACTTTTTTAGCATAGTCAACTGCTTTCTCATTCATTGATTCGCTTGCTTTAGTAGTTTCAATAAATGCTCCAAGATTCTGTGTTTGAGTCTGTTCAGTTTGTGCTCTTACTCTAGTCATTTGTAAAACTGTAGTGTATGAATTATTGTTAATTAAATGATTAACAAAATTAACACGATAAAGACCACTAAACGTATCCACAATAATTAATTCTTCAGGAAATATATAATCTCCTTTGTCTGGATCAAAGTCTATCGGAGTTCTAAATAATATGTTTACATGTAGTTCTCCATTGTTATAATTTGCATGTCCGTCTTTAGTCATATTAATATACGATGTTTCTTCAGCATGATAATTGCCTACACCGTTGTCTGACAAATAAAACGGATCTCCCATAATAGTCATATTAATTTTTACCATGTCAACTAAAGAATTCATAAGTCTATCGTTAAACATTCTAGCAATTCCAATTTCAGAGTTATCAAATCCAGAGCCGCCAGAATTACCAGATCTTGTGTTTACAATTTCTGATTGTTTTGCCGCAGGTTCTCCTGACGATAATCCGTTTGGTCCATCGTTAGTTTTGTACGATGGCTCTTTGCCACCTGTTGTTTGTGTTCCTGCCGCTCCTGTTGATTGTGCCGCAGTTGACGAACCTCTATCTGCTGTTATTGGATAGATAAAACTTTTGTTGTAAGCAATTTCAAACTCTAATATATCTTTGTTTTTACCTGTATAGATATAATTGTATTCTTTTGCCGCTTGTGCTTTTAATTCTGGTACTCCTTTACTTGCAGTAGTTGGAGCAGAAAACACACTATGGTGTACATAGTAAGGAACAATCCTATAAGTGTATACAGAGGGCACTCTTCCTGTTTTTGCTATTTCACTATTAGTAGGAACTGTATAAACATCTGTTTCTACTCTATACCATTTAATATATCCAAACGGATCTTTAACATCTCTTAATTGTTGAGCAAGTTCTCTACCATACATACTAGTAATTAAAACTTCCTCAATAATTTCTTGTAGTCGTGTGCCTGCACTAAATTTATAAGTACGAACTTCGCCGTTAAGTTTCATATTAGATCCTGCACGAGCAAATATAGGATACTTTGCTTGGAACTCTTCGTTTTTCTTTTTTAATTCTTCATTATCTTTTGCAATTTGTTCATTGGTTGCTTGAACTTGTGCTTTTCTAGCAACAAATCCGTCGATACCACCCCCTTGAACATTTTTTGGTTCAGGCATTGGTTGTGCGCCACCTTCAAAAGGACTGTCAAGCATTTTTGATGCACCAATTTCATTTTGGCTAAATGAACTTGAGGCATATTTTTTAAGTATGTTATCTAGTCTGCCTGCATTTTTTACATTGCCTGACATTGTTGCAAGATACTCATCAAAATCTTCTGGCACTGGTTCGTCACTGCCGCCTATACTTTTCCAATATGCTTCTAAAATTTTTGGATTAGTTACATGTTCTTTAGTTTCGTCGACGTCTATTATATCGCCTTCAGCACCTTCGTTAAATGAACTAGGATTCACTGTTGCAGAATTATTTGTTTCTGCATTTGCTGTAGGACTAAAAGTAGATGCTCCTTCTTTTGGAAAAATAATTACAAATTGATCTGCAACTGAAACTTGATCTGCTTCTTGCATTTCAAGTAATCTATTATTCATAATGCCTGTTACACTTTTTCCACCTGTTTGTAAAATTTCTCTAACAGTTCTACCTGTAACTGCAATATCTGTTTTAACCTGTTGCACACTATCACGCAATGCACGTTCATTCCATGCAATGGCTTCGACTTGATATGTTGAACCGCCTTCATTAACTGAAAATTGTGAAGTTGTAAGTGAAATTGGAATAAGTCTTCTTGCATATGGTACATCTACTTGTGTTCCGTCAACTGTCCAACCTTTAAAATCTAATTGTAAACAAAAACATGCTGTTGTATAATCCATAAAGCCTGCCTTTGCCGCGGCAACACTTAATGCTTGATAAAACAGTCCCATACTATATGGTTCCATTACATCAAAAGTAATTTTTGTTACATTACTATTTGTACCATAAGATAAACTTGGTGTGATATTTGCACCAACATCTAAGTTGTCAATAAAAAATTCTACATTACTACCTAGAGCCTTTTCAACTTGTGTTTTTTGTTTCTTAGAACCTGCGCCACCACCACTTTGGCATACAATATTATTCAAGCCGGTTTTACGATAAGTGTTATCAGGATCGGAAATTTCTTTATGACTTAATGCCGCAAGTGTAATAATACAGTTCATACTTGCAAAATTTTCTAATTCATTAGGCCAAGGTGGTTGAGATTCTCCTGGTACCATTTGTCCTGCTTTAGTTGTGAATCCAATCGGACCTGGTTTTGCTCGTAAGTTACTTTTAAATTCTTTAGGATGCATTGATGCAAATAAACTTCCGTCTTTTGCAGAAGATGTAAACCCTTGTATTTTTCCTAAGGCTTCATCTACCCCTTCTACTTTGAATTGATTCAAAGTATTGTTAAGTTGTCCTTGCAATTCTCCTGCAATATCTGGAACAGCCGAACTTATTTGTGCAAACTTGTTAGACACTTTATTGACTAGCGATCTAAAATTCAATTTATACTCCTAGTACGTTTCTTAGTGAAGGACCTTTTGGTATGAATATTTGTACTCCTGCTACCATGTCAAATACAGGATCTTTTATTGTATCCATATTACGTTGTGCAAATACCCACCACAACTTACTATTACCATACAAATCGTATGCAAGTAAATCTGGTCTATGTGTATACTGTGTTTCTATCGTATATAAAAAATCATCTGCTTCTGCAGGAACAGGACGTATTTGAAAATTTCCTAAATATTTGTTATCAACAATAGATGTATTTGCCCAAGGACTAGACTTATTATATGATGCTGACATTATACAAATCCTCTCGTGCTAATTAAGTTTCCATTTATAAAATCATTAAGGCTAAATTGTTCAACATGCGATCTACTGTAAACAGGTTGTAATGTTACAGCCATTAAACTTTGTGTTGGTACCCATGTACCTGGTGCGCCTTCAGTTTCGCCTGCTTCGGCTCCTGAAATAGTTGTTTTCATATAATCAACATCTTGTGGTAAGTCAACGTTAAAACTTGTTACTACACAAGGAACATTTTTAAAAACATATTCTCCATATCCATTGAATTTTACAATTGGAGGTGGATTGCCTGTATTAGATCCGTTGTCTCCATAAAACATTTTGGTTAGTGTACGTAAAAACGTAACTGCCGCTACCCAATATTCTGCATCTGCGTTTGTTTCAATAAAAAAATCACCTGAAACTGTTATAGCGTCCACAGCGGAATTCTGATAATTGTAAAAAGGATAATTAGTATGTACAGGTTGCATCGAACTATAAGATGCACTGTGTGAAAAGATTACAGACGGAGTAAAAGGAAATATCATTCGTTCACCTGAGTCAATTAAAGGATTAATTAATGTCGACTCAAGTTCTTTGATCACCGGAGGAATAGAAATACTTACACGCCAATCATTGTCAGCGGCTTTATCAACAACTTTTGCTTCTGATGTTGTTTTTGAAACAGGAACACCATCATGTGGTAAAGGCCCCCTGCGAACAGAAGATGCATATTCACCTGCATCATGTGGATGAGCAATAATTCTTTTTGCTTTTTCCTTGATTGTGCTTTGAACAGTACCAAATTCATCATAGGCATGATCAATGTGTGGATTACGTTGATATCGGTTAGCGGCCATTATTACTCCTGTTAAACTTTATAGTATTATTTAGTTGACTTTTTTAACTACGTATATTATAATGTATGTAATACTTTAAAAACTGGAGCCCTAATGAGAAAAGTAAATTACTTAAACAACAAAGATATCTTAAAAGAGATACACAAGTCCAAAAGTACATTTTGTAGTTATATGGACGACGAGTATGCTAATTTTGACATAATTTTAACCGATATTGACAAAATCAACATACGCACTATAGCAGAAGCAAAGCGAAATAAGGCAAAAAAACAAAGTCAATTAGCATTTGAGACTAGAAAAGCGGCAGGTGAAAAGATAAAACAAGCCGAATGTGAAGTAGACTATAGAAAAATTACAAAAGAAGAATTAATTTTTAGAATTATGACATTTGATCATATTCCTGAAGAGCCTGGACGTAAAAAGAACCCAAAAACAGTAGCAGATACTAGAGTAAAGTTAAATTTTCCACCATTTCAGCACTTTAAGTTTAATGATGACGGTGAATTAGTATGTGTAGGTAAAAGTCATTGGGAAGGTGGCATGGAAAATGGCGGATTTAGCAAATCACACGGTAAAGCAACTAATAAACTTGCTATGATGTGGATGAAGTTATGTGATAGATATGCAACACGCGGTAATGTACGTGGATACACCTACAATGACGAAATGCGCGGACAAGCAATACTACAATTAGCACAAATTGGACTACAATTTGACGAATCTAAGTCACAAAATCCATTTGCATACTATACAGCGGCGGTTACAAACTCATTTGTACGTGTTATTAACCTAGAAAAGCGTAATCAAAATATTAGAGACGATATTTTAGAAATGAATAATATGAATCCAAGTTATACTAGACAACATGCTGGAGAATGGGAAGCATCACAGAAAAGACAAGAAGAACTTAATGCTAAAAAATAATTAAATTGTGGTTGACACATGTACATTTTTAGTATATAATTTAACAGTATAAAATAAGGATTTTAATTTGTTTAAGAAAGCGGCAGTCTTTACTGATATTCATCTTGGCTTAAAAGGCAATAGTAAAGTACATAACGATGATTGTGAACGTTTCATAGATTGGTATATTGCACAAGCAAAAGCCAATGGATGCGAAACAGGAATTTTTTGTGGCGACTGGCATCATAATAGAAACAGTCTTAATCTTACAACCATGGATGCAACAATACGTTGTATGGAGAAATTAGGTAGTTCATTTGAAAAGTTTTACTTTTTTGACGGTAACCATGATTTATATTACAAAGATAAGCGTGATGTAAACTCAACTGCGTTTGCTACATACATTCCGGGTATTACATTCATTGACGAAATATATCAAGAAGAAGATGTTGCACTGATTCCTTGGTTAGTAGGCGACGAATGGCGTAAAATTAAAGACATTAAAAGCAAATACATGTTTGGTCATTTTGAACTTCCAAGTTTTTACATGAATGCAATGGTACAGATGCCAGATCATGGAGAACTACGAGCAGAACACTTTGAACACCAAGAATATGTGTTTAGTGGTCATTTTCATAAACGACAAAAACAAGGCAAAGTACATTACTTAGGTAATGCATTTCCTCACAACTATGCAGATGCATGGGATGATGCAAGAGGAATGATGATACTTGACAGAGAAAACAACAAAGAGCCTGAATACCTAAACTGGGAAGATTGTCCTAAGTACAGAACAACCACACTTAGCAAACTTCTTGACCCTAATCAAGACATTATTAAAAGTAATATGTATCTACGTGTTACTATTGATGTTCCAATTAGTTATGAAGAAGCACAATTTATTAAAGAAACGTATATCTCACAACACGGTTGTAGAGAGATTACATTAATCCCGCAAAAACAAGTCGAAGAAATTAGTACAGACTTAGATATTTCAACATTTGAAAGTGTTGACGAAATTGTATCTAAAGAAATTACTGCAATCGACTCAGATAACTTTAACAAGAAAATGCTATTGGACATCTATAACGAACTATGATACGTATTAAAGACCTAACCGTAAAAAACTTTATGAGTGTGGGCAACCAAACTCAGGCTGTTGACTTTAACAAAGAACAATTAACACTTGTACTAGGTGAAAACTTAGATCAAGGTGGCGATGATAACGGATCAAGAAATGGTACAGGTAAAACTACTATCATTAATGCTCTAAGTTATGCATTGTATGGCGTAGCGTTAACAAACATCAAACGCAATAACTTAATTAATAAGACCAACAGCAAAGGTATGTTGGTTTCTCTTGATTTTGAAAAGGATGGAATTGACTATCGTATTGAACGTGGTCGTTCGCCTAATGTACTAAAGTTTTACATTAATAATCAAGAACAAGAGCAGGTAGACGAGTCGCAAGGTGACAGTCGCAAAACTCAAGAAGCAATAAACACATTGTTAGGTATGAGTCATGATATGTTCAAACACGTTGTTGCTCTAAATACCTATACTGAACCGTTTCTAAGTATGAGACAAAACGATCAACGTGCTATTATTGAACAGTTATTAGGTATTACTATCCTTAGCGAAAAAGCCGATGCACTAAAAGATCAAGTACGTCAAACTAAAGATACTATTACACAAGAAACGTTAAAGATTGAAGCAATACAAAGTTCAAATAGTAAAATTGAAGATACTATTACAAACTTGCAGGGTACTCAACGTGCTTGGCTTTCTAAAAAGCAACAAGACGTAGACAAATTAACTAGTGCAATTGATGAATTAGAACACTTAGATGTTAATGTTGAATTAGATGCACACGAAAAATTACAAAATTGGAATGAACACAACAATGCTATTTTGGCTCTTAAAAAAGAACTTAGTACTTTGGAACCAGCATTAGTACGTGCAGAGAAGTCTGTAGAGAAAGCAACTAAAGATATTACAAATCTTGAAGATGCTACATGTTATACTTGCGGACAGGAACTACATGCAGATAAAAAAGCAGAACTCGAAGCACGTAAAGAAAAAGAACTAGATGAAGCAATTGACTATCGATCAGAGATTGCTAAAAAAGTAGATGATGTTACAAAAGGACTTGAAGATATTGGTGATATCAATGGCAAACCTACAACATATTACGAAACAGCAAAAGAAGCATACGAGCATAGACAAAACGTTGATAGTCTTAAGACAGCACTTGAAAATAAAAAAGCAGAAATTGATCCTTATCAACAACAAATTGATGAATTAAACAATACTGCTATGCAAGAAGTTGATTGGTCTGCTATTAATGACCTAACAAATTTTAAAGACCATCAAGAGTTCTTGTTAAAACTATTAACTAACAAGGATAGTTTTATTCGTAAAAAGATTATCGATCAAAACTTAGCATACTTAAACAACAGACTTACATATTACTTAGATAAACTAGGATTGCCACATCAAGTTGTGTTTATGAATGACTTAAATGTTGAAATTACACAACTAGGTCAAGACTTAGACTTTGATAACTTGTCAAGGGGTGAACGCAACAGACTTATCCTTGGCATGAGTTTTGCATTTAGAGATGTTTGGGAAAGTTTATATCAAAACATCAACTTGTTGTTTATTGATGAGTTGATTGATAGTGGTATGGACACAGCAGGAGTTGAAGGAGCATTAGCAGTTCTTAAAAAGATGGGTAGAGAACGACATAAAAATGTTTTCCTTATCTCACACAAAGACGAATTAATTGGTAGAGTTAATCATTTAATGAAAGTTGTAAAAGAAAACGGCTTTACTAGTTACGAAAATG